CTGCTGCCAGACCCGACCAGAGCGATGGACATGGTGCGGGCGGGCTCTCAGACAGGGGGTGGGTGGAAGAAGCGGCGGCGGCTGGTGCCGCCAGCGATCAGGTTTGGGACAGGGTGAGGATGGTGCCGGGGTCTGCGTTGTTGAACTTGACGGTGAAGCTCTCGCCATCGGCCAGGGTGACGGCGCTGCCGTAGTCCCACGAGCCGACCAGGTTGCCGCTGGCTGCAGTGCTGTTGTAGAGCACGGCGTAGCGGAAGGGGCCGATGCTGCCGCCGCTGGCGGTGAAGACCACCTGGCTGCCCGACACGGTGGTGGTGCCGCTGGCTTCGCTGATGCTGATGGTGGTGGCGGTGCCGCCGGCGGTGTAGCCGCTGCCGGCGCTGATCTCGGTCAGATCAGCCTTGACGGCGTTGGTGGCCACGGGGGCGGTGTTGGTGAGCAGGACCTTGAAGGTGTGGGCGTCCCAGTCGTGCACGCCGCGGATGAGCTGCTCGGAGAAGTCGTTGAACTTGTTGTAGCTGGCCATGATTGGGGTGCCTTTGCTGTGGGGGGTTTTGGGGGTGGATCAGGGGGCGGCGCGGGGGTGGGTGCGCTGGGGAGCGCCCATGCAAAACGCCCTCACGGGGAGGGCGTTTCACGTGGGGGCCGGGGGGCCGGCGGGTGGCGCGTCGTCAGACGATTTCGACGACGCTGGCGAGGTCTGCCGCGCTGGCCAGGCCCTGGCGCGGGGTGGCCAGCACGGTGACGGCGACCGGGCCGCCGCTGGCGCCGCCGGTGACAAAGCCAAACTTGACGTGCTGTTTGCCACTGGCCAGGAGGTCGGTGTCGCGCAGGTTGATGACGACTTGCTTGGCGTCGTTGTTGCTGGCGTGGGCGGCCAGCTGGGTGGCGGCGCGGCCGGTGATGGCGGCGGCGTTGTTGCCGTCGCTGTCGCAGCTGTAGGCTTTGAAGTCGATGGTTTCAGCGGCCATGTTGCCGGTGAGCAGGATGGCGATGGCCTGGGTGTTGGCACCCATGTCCACCACGTCGGTGAAGGTTTCGGTGTTGGCCAGGGTCTGGGGGTCGATGGTGGCGACCAGCGCCAGCGCTTCGGTGAGTTTGCCTTGCATGATGATGCTCCAGGGGTGTTTGTGGCGGGGGTTTGGCGGGTGCCGCCGCCGGTGAGGGCGGCGGCGGGTTGGCCTGTGGGTTAAGCGCGGGCGTCCAGCGTGACGATGGGAGACAGCGTGGCGCTGCCCTTGTTGGGCGTGACGGGCGCCGCGATGCTGGGCTGGCCGTCGATGCGGAAGATGGTGCGGAACGCGGTGAGGCCGCGATCGAACCAGAAGTGCATGCTGGTGGCCGTCTCCAAGCCGCCGGACTTGGTGATGGTGCGGTACATGCCCCAGTCGGCCAGGACGATGTCGCCCTTGTCACCCACCGTCTCGTTGAAGTCCGTCACCATGACGTCACGGCCCAGGATGGTGCCGTAGCCGAAGCGGCCGCCGTTGGGGTTGTAGATCTTCTCGTTCGTCGCGGTGGTGGCGTACAGCAGGTTGTCCAGCTGGGGCAGGCAGTCGTTGTTGATGTGCCAGACGGCGCGGCGGTAGCTGCGGGCGTGCATGCGGGCGCGCATCTTGGACAGGTTTTGCGCCACGATGGTGTCGGCCGCCTGGCCGCTTTCTTTGGCCACGCTGACCAGCAGGCCGGTGCTGGCGTAAAAGCCCTTGGGCTTGCCGGCGCCAGAGCCGGACCAAAGCGCTTCGTTGGTCTTGAAGGCGATGGCTTCGGGCACTTTGGCCTGCACATAGGCGCCGATGGCGGCGGCGTCGGCCAGCATTTCTTCGGTCAGCGGCACCAGGGTGGTGAGCTTTTTCAGGCGCAGCGTGGCGGGGTCGAGCTTGACCTTGCTTTCCGTGCCGGCGCCGCCTTCGTCGTTCCAGTAGGCCTTGATGCCGGACGATCCCCACGGGGTGGTTTCGTCCACATGGAACGTCATGCTGTTGCCGGTGACCGGGATGTTGTCGGTCATGGGCACGAAGCTGTCGTTCTGGCTGTAGGCGGTCTGGACGATGGCGGTGCTGAACTCGGGCGGCACCAGGTAGCCGCCGTCGGCGCCGCTTTGCGTGTTGCCGTAGCTGCCGGGGGCGGTGCTGGCCGCGCCGATCTGCAGCCGGTCATCCGCCTGGGCGGATGGGTCCACCGCGGCGCGCACGCAGGCGAAGGCGAACTCACCAAAGCTGCGGAAGCCATGGTTGCGGGCTTCGCGCAGGTTGTCGGTGGTGGTGATGGCGCCGCTGCCGATCTCGACACCGGCGCTGGTGCGGGCGGCTTCGATTTGCGATTTGACGCGGGCGATGTCGCCGTCGAGCTGGGCGACGGTGGCGGCGTGGGTGTCGAAGGTGGATCGCTCTTCAGCCGTCAACAGGCCGTCTTCACGTTCGCCGGCGGCGGTGGTGATGGCGCTCATCTGCGCCAGCAGGTCTTTGCGGCGGGACTGCAGGGCGCCGAGCTGCTTGATGCTGCCGACGGCGGCCAGGCCCAGCAGGTGGGCGTTGGACAGGCTGGTGTCGCCGAACATGGTGGCGAAGAGGGCGTGGCCGTCCGGACCAGCAAAGGCTGCGGAGGTGGCGAAGACAAGGCCAACGGCGACTGCCAGGAGCAGGCCGAGGCGGGGGAATTTGCTGCGGGTCATGGGGTGGGTTCCTTGCGGTGGTGGTTTGGGTGGTGGGGTGGTTTCGTGTCAGCGCCAGCCGTTGGGCTGCGCACCGTGCCTGTGGGCCGGTGCGGTGCGGTGCTGACAGACCGCAGACTCTTGTGGGTGGATGGGGTGGCGCTGATCAGGCGCCGGCCTGCAGCACGGCCAGCTGGGCGGCGGCGGTGCTGGCGTGCAGGCCTGCTGTTTTGCGCTTCGGTTTTGACAGGTCGGCAATGACCTGGTCGAGCGTGGCGATGCGGTTGGCCATGCCGGCGGCGACGGCGTCTTTGGCCAGCACCATGCGGCCCTGGCCGAAGCTCTCGCCGCGCACGGTCTCGACGCTGACGCCGCGGCCTTTGGCGACGGCGCGCACGAAGGCGCTGTAGTACGAATCGACCATGCTTTGCAGGTAACCGGCGCCTTCGGCGTCCAGCGGGTTGTCGGAGTTGCCTTCGACCTTGTACTTGCCGGCGTGGATGTAGGTGGTCTTGACGCCGTCGCGCTCGTTTTTGGCGCTTTGGTCTTTGTGCGCCATCATGGCGCCGATGCTGCCCACCGCGCCGCTGGGGGTGATGACGACTTCGTCCGCCTGGGAGGCGACCCAGTAGGCGCCGCTGGCGGCTTTGGCGTTGGCCACGGCGATGATGGGCTTGCGGCCGCGCAAGGACAGGATGGTGTCACCCACTTCCTGAACACCAAACACGCTGCCGCCCGGGCTGTCCACATCGAGCACGATGGCGCTGATGTCGGGGTTGTTGGCCGCGCTGAGCAGTTGCTGGGTGAGCAGCTCGGTGCTGGTCATGGGGGTGCTGACAGACATGTCGCGTGCCCGGTGAGTGATGACGCCGTACACCGGAACGACGGCGACCGCGCCCTGCCCTGCCTGGCTGGCCTGGGCGCGGCGATCAGCGGCGGCCTGTGGGGCGTCGCCGATGGCGGCTTGCACGTCTGCCTGTGGCAGGCGCACTCCGCTGGCCCAGCGCTCCAGGATGAGCTGCATCTGGGCGTGGGTGTCTGGATCCAGCACCCAGGGGGTGCTGTAGAACTCGGCAAGGATCAGCATCATGATCAGGTCTCCAGTTGCAGCAGGGCTGCGGTTTGGGCTGCTACCCATTGCTCGATGGTGGTGGTTTTGGCACCTTCGGCCCGCTGCACAGCGGTGGCGGTGTAGGCGGCGGCGGTTTCGGCACTGACGGCCATGACGTCAGCCACAAACCGGGCGTGGTCTGCAAAGGCTTCGGCGATCGGGCGGCCGGACTTGAAAGCGCCGGCAATCAGGCCCGCTTCTTTGCGCGCCACCCGCGCGGCGTTGGCCTGCAGCAGGGCAGCAGCGCGGCCGGGTGAGGTCTGGCGCGGTGGGGTGGCCAGGGCGCTGGCGCCGGCGGTGGTCATGTTGAGCGGCTGCAGCGGCTCGTCCAGGCCTGGCAGGGGTTCGCGGTTTTCAAGGCGGCGGGCTTCGTTGCGGGTCATCCAGCCGTCTTGAATGGCTTTGCCGTAGGCGTTGAAGCGCGTGGTGGTGTCGCCCCGCAGCAGGATTTCGAGCACGTGTTCGACGAACAGGGCTTCGTCCACGATGGCGTCGCGGGCGATGGTCTGCTCCCAGCTGACGGTGAGGGGCAGGATGCAGTCGGTGACAAACTCGATGTTCTGGTGCTCGATGTTGCCCCAGGTGGCGCGGTCCAGGATGCCGATCTTGTGCGGCGGGATGCGGAACAGGCCGCAGATGTCCACATCGCTGTACTTGCGCGCGTCGATCCACTGCGAATCTTCGTTGCTCAAGCCCAGCTCGTGGATCTCCATGCCGCGGTCGAGGATGGCAGGCTTGCCGCGATTGGAGCCTCCGTACATCTCTTGCCACTCGGTGCGGATGTTGCTGCGGGCTTCCGAGTCTTTCAGCGAGCCGGGGAATTTGACCCAGAACGGCGGGCGGGCGTCGTTGTTCCAGAAGCGGCTGCCGTAGTCGCGCGCGGCGATGGCGCTGCCGACGGCCTCGCGCTGGAAGGCGATGGGGTTGAGGCCGACGTAGCCGTCCAGGCTCAGGCCGCACAGGTGCAGGATTTCGCCCGGCAGCAGGGTGGCTTCCCATAGGCCCTGGGCGTTGGTGATGCGGTAGCGCGGGGTGCCGTCTGCGGCCAGCTCGGGGGTGACGCGATCAGGGTGGATGGGGATGATGTCGGTGGGCTCGCCCGACGCATCGCTGTAGATGCGCGCGTAGCCGTTGCCGCGCAGGCTGCGGTGCGCTTCCATCATGGTGCGGAACTGCATCGGGGTTTGCCAGGCGTTGGGGCGCGTGGCCAGCAGGCGGTGCAGCGGGTGGTCGGTGACGCGGCGGCGGCGATCGCCTTCGCTGCGGTACAGGTGCAGGGGCACCATGCCGATGGTCTCGGCAATGACCTTGATGCACTTGAACACCGTGGACAGCCTCATGGCGGTGTCGGTGCTGACGTGTGCACCACTCAGCGTGGGGGCGCCGGTTTCGAGGCGCGTGTACCAGAAGTCGTCGCCGGCGGGAGGGCCGGCCCGCAAGTTATTCAGAAACATGTGTTCGGCCCTTTTGTGCGGCAGGCGCAGCGGTGACGCCAGCCTTGAAGGCCAGCAGCAGGGTGATGATCAGCACCAGCGCCCCGCCCACGATCAGCGCCAGCGCAGGCGTCCATTGCCACCCCACCCCCACCATGACCAGCAGCAGACCGACCAGGAGGGAGGCATTGAAGGTGGTGGCAGTCATGTTGGTTCGTGGATCAGATGAAGGTGAAGGTGTTGTCGATGATGTTTTCGGCTTCGGCAGCGGCCAGCGCGCGGTTCATGGCGATGATGGTGGCCAGCGCGGCGTCGATCTTGTTGGAGTCGCGCGACTTGCGCGGGAAGATGTTTTCGTTGCGGTCTTCCTGGCACTCGACGTTGCTGAGCTGCCAGACGTAGCACTGGTTGTCGTCATGGAAGAAGCGGCCGTCGTCCAGGACGGCGGCAATTTCTTTCATGGGCTCGCTGAGGTAGCGCACCTGCTGCGGGATGTCCACCACCGTCAGGCCTTCTTCCTCCAGGTTGGCGCCCATCTGGTGGCCGCCCCAGGGGTCTTTGGCAAATTCGCTGGCGCCGACGTCGGTGGCCAGCTGCAGGGCGTCTTCCTGAATGGTCTGCAGGGAGATCATGTTGCCGGGGGTGACGATCAGGTGTCCGGCGGTGGCCCAGGTCTGGTATTTGGCGTTTTCGGGCTTGCGCAGCGCGATTTCGGGCACGTAGTTGCGCGAGAAGGCGTAGTACTTGCGGGTGTCGCCATAGCCCGTCCAGCACAGCGCCACCAGGCTGGCAATGTCGGATTTGCTGGCCAGGTCGGCACCGATGACGGCGCCGTCCCACTTCTGAGACTGCGGGTGCAGGGTGCTGTCGCCCGCTTTTTGCAGGTTGAACAGGTTCAGCCACGGCGAGGCGGCGGCCACCCAGATGTTCAGGTGCTTGGTCTTGAAGGCGCTTTGCTTGCGGGGGTCTTCAATGGCCTCTTTCAGGTCGGCCAGGATGACGTCGCGGTCAATCGAGATGCCGAAGTTCGGGTTGGCCTTGACCAGGGCGGCTTCGGTTTCCCACTTGTCGCCGTCGTCGATGGTGAAGATGATGCCGAAGCGGTTTTCGTTTTCAATGACGCCTTCGAGGATCTTCTGCAGCTCGACCTGGTGCATGTAGCACGGGCCTGAGATGTCGGAGCCGGCGGTGGTGATGGTCAGAATCAGTGGCTGGCTGCGCGCCATCATGCCGGTCTTCATGGTGTCGTACAGCTCGGGCGTCTTGTGCTCGTGGTATTCGTCCACGATGGCCAGGCTGGGCGATGCGCCGTCGCCGGGCTTGCCGATCACGGGCTCAAACTTGGAGTTTGTGTCGGCGATCGAGAGGTTTGAGGCGTTGGGGATGACGCCGTAGCGCTGACAAAAGCTGGGGGTGCTTTTGGCCATGAGCAGCGCGGGGCGGAACACCTCAAGCGCCTGCTTTTCAGACGTGGCGCCGGAATAGACCTCGGCACCAAATTCGCCGTCCACAGCCAGCATGTACAGGCCCACCACCGCGGCAATGGTGGACTTGGCGTTTTTGCGCGGCACGTACAGGTCAAACACCCGGAAGCGCCGCTTTTTGGTGACCTGGTGCACCCAGCCGAAGGCGCTGGCCAGAATCAAGACTTGCCAGTCTTCGAGCTTGATGCGCTCGCCGCGCGCGGCCCAGTCGCCCTTGATGTGCGGCATCAACTGGGCGAACTTGCAGATCCGCTCAGCGGGGAAGTACTCCTTGCCGTCTTTGTCGGTCAGCGCAGGGTTGAACAGGTAGGGCAGCGTGCCGGCGGCTGACCGCTCCAGGTCGCGCAGGTGGCGTTCACACGCCAGGCGGTGCCACTTGCAGGACACGATCCGTCCTTCGGCAACGTCGCGCGCGTAGGCGGTGGCGATGTCACCGAATGTCAGCTGGTGGCTTACAGGTCGTTCCATTCGTCTGGTGTCGCGTCTTCAAACAGCGCCGCTTGGCGGTTGTCGCTGGCCTTGACCCCGCCGCGGGTCGAAGGCGACAGGCCAAACAGCGCGAGGCCGTCTTTCACTTGCTGATACGCCTTGTTCGCACACACCCAGTGGTGGGAGTAGGTGAAGTTGCCGTTGGCCGTGCGGACCATGATGCCGTCGCCGCCGGTCCACTCCTGGCCAGCGGCTTCGGCGGCGGCTTTCTTTTCGGCGGCGGCCTGCATCTCGCGGTGCATCGCCTGCTTGTGGTGTACGTACTCGGCCCAGGCCTGGCAATGCAGCACCAGGGCGGCGCGGTCTTGTCTGGCCACCAGCCCGTTGCTCAGCAGCTCGGGCTTGAGCCGGCGCCACTCTGCCCGCGCCTCTGGCCACAGCCAGGAGGGGGCGGACGGCATGTCAACCTCGGGCCGAAGCTCCCCGTCCAGGGCGGCGTTTGGCTTTTTGCTGGCGTTCCCACGCAGCCGGTGGACATTGGCCGGCAGCGGCTGCGGACCACGTCTGCCCATGTTTCACCTCTATTTTCTGAGCCGGGGTACCCCCTCCCCCCAAAACCCCCGCACACAAAAATTTGGC